CCAATCAAAGTTCCAACCAGCAGCTCTATTTGCTTGGTGAACATAAGGGTGTAATTCTTTATATATCCAAGTATCGTTTAACCACACTAAATCTGATTTTCTTTTTCTTTGTATATTTTTAATATCCTCTTTTGATAATTCTTTTTTGTCGTATCCACCTGTTCTTGCAATACTTTCTTCTTGTGCATTAGCATATTTAATAACTTCATCACAAAACTTAGGTGTTAATACACCACTAAAATACCAATAATAATTAGATATATTCATATGTTATAGTTTGTACAAAATTTAAACTATCCTTTTGATTATTAGTTAAGTAATACATATTTGTAGATGGAAACATAATAAATTTATTATTAGTTAATGGTATATCCCAAGATCTTCCTTTACGTCTATTATCTTCAAAATGTATTCTGACCATGCAGTCTTTAACTTTCACACCATATAGTAATGTAAAGTCTGGTGAGTTTATTAAATCTACAGGATCAATATTTAATAAAGGAATTGTAGTCTCCTGAGGCTTATACATATTGCCCCACGTTTCTTTATTAACTAAAGTAAAACCATAGTTTAAATTTACATGATCTCTCATATATGTGTTTAACATATCAAATGTTTTTGAAAATGGAAAAGGTGAGTCTGTAACGTGTGAAGTTAATATATCTTGTTGTAACTTATCTCGGTCAATGTCCCAATCTTTAGGCATTGCTACATCACCAAAATATAATGCTTGTTCGCTTAATACTTTCTTTTGCATACCACCACCATTTTTAATTTATGCTAAATCGTCTGTCAAGTCCCAGGATTGATTTTCTTCATTCCAATGATACATCCACATATGAGTACCAGCTTGCATTTGTGATTCTTGTTCGTCTGTAAATGCAGGAGCATCACCAATCGGTGATTGCCATTTAGCATCAGCTGTATTTTTTACCCAAGAAGCATATGGTTTTTTTGGCCAAAATATATTATTATCTTCATCCCACTCATAACCTATTCCTGCATAATTACCTCTAAAAGGAGTGCCACCTAATTTATGTTTATTATTTATCGTATTGTATGAAGTTTGAATCCACATTTGCGCAGGCCAGTTGTTATGTGTTTCTAACCACTGTTGACCTACTGTTTCGTCTTCAACACCATCAGCGTTTAACATCTTATCATTATCCATAGTTAACACTTGGATAACTTTTCCGTTAGCTCCTAGTTTTGCAAAATGTGCCATAATGTTTCTCCTTATATATTAATTTTAATTAGCATTCAACTATGCTTTTTTATACCTTATTATTACTACACCAGATCCACCACTACCACCTACATTACAAGTTCCTACTCCGGCTCCACCGCCACCACCTCTGTTTGTTGTTCCATCTCCACCGTTTTGAGACTCTCCCCCTGCTCTTACTCTTCCTGAGCCACCAGTGCCACAAGGACTTGCTCCACCACCAGTTCCTGCACCAGGCATCTGATTTGATCCACCGCCACCACCAGCATAAGAAAGAGCAGAACCTGTTATAGATGTAGGAACACCAACACCTCCTGCTCCAGCTACATTAGGAGTTTGACCTTGGCCTCCAACACCTCCAGCGCCACCACCGCCACCACCGGCTCTTATTCCAGGTCCTAAAGATGGAACTGCATTACCGCCATCATTTCCTTGAGATGGACTTACAGGTGGAGTATTTCCACTTCCTGCTGCTGCAGGTGGATTATTTCCTGATCCACCACCTCCAGAACCACCTGGATTTCCTACTGTTGGATTTGCTCCAGGATTTCCTGAACCTCCTCCAGCTGATGATAAACCTAATGCACTTGAAACATTTCCTGGAGATTGATTAGTTGGGGTACCACCGTTACTGTTAGTTCCTGCTGCACCAGCACCCACTACAATTGGATATGATTGGACTGTTACAGTAACTCCTGAACAAGCTGCAGCTAGAGGACTAGCTGTATATGGAGTTACAGGATTAGTTCGACCTTCTCTAAATCCTCCTGCTCCAGCACCACTTGCTGATGAACCAAGTCCACCATCGGCACCGCCACCACCACCGACAATTAAATAAGCCACTGCATTATGAGCTGGCGTGGGAGATAAAGAAGAAACTGAAAAAGTTCCTGGCCCTGTAAATGTATGAATTCTACAATTTCCTGAACAAGTAATTGTTCCTCCTGTTGCTTGTATAAAAGGTGGAGTTCCTGTTTCTGTATCTTCTGCATTTTGAACATTAATCCAACCATTTGTACTATCAACATAAACTAAAGTTAATGCTTGTCCTGCTACATCTAAAGTTAAATTTTGTGCGACACCACCAATTTTTTCTGAACCATTTGGACTAATTGTAAATGCGTTATTATCAAAATTTCTTGCATAATCAGCGAAAGCAACAATTGCTCCAGCAGAACCTGCAGGTAAATTAGCTGTTACTGTATTACTTGTAGTATCTATGAAATAACCTTCACCAGCAACTGCTGTAAAACTAGATGCTGTTTTAATAGATCCAGGTTGCCAATTAACAGCTCCTGTTGCTCCAAAACCATTTGCAGTTCCATTGTTAGTGATTGTTGCACCAGCAGGAATTGTGAATGTGTCTCCACTATCTCCTAATGTGACTGTGCCACAATTTGCTCTTGGACTAATTTTATTTACTTTTATTTCACTCATAATTAACTACTTTGATATTGATACCTTATCATAACTACGCCTGAACCACCATTGGCTATTGGAGCACCACCTCCACCACCTGTATTTGCAGTTCCTGCTGTTTCTACTCTTGTTGGAGTTGGAGAAGATGGACCAGATGGATTTCCACCAGCCCCTCTACCAAATCCACCACCTCCTATTGGTGATGAACATCTAGGACCATTATCTGTTGGATAACAACCTGGAGTGCCTTTGCTGTAACCACTATAGCCATTAGCAGAATTTCCACCACCACCACCACCAAACCATCTAGCAGGACTAGGACCTGGAACACCATAACTTGGAGCTGTAGGTCCAACAAAAGCTGGGTTTATAAAAGTACCTGAACCACCTTTTCCACTTCCACCATAACATCCTGGATTTTCTCCTCCTGTTGAATTAGTACTTCCTATATTTAAAGCACCACCTCCACCTGATCCAGCAGCACCTGCATTTATTGGAGCACCATCACCACCAGGTTGACCTTGTGGTGGACTTACAGATGGAGTGTTACCTGCTCCACCACTTCCACTAGTTGGTGAACCCCAACCACCACCAGATCCACCAGCGACTGCTGTACCTGAAGGACCACCTCCACCTCCACCACCTGCTGATGTAATTGTTGAAAATATTGAACTTGAACCACAACCTCCCACAGGACTTGCACCCGTTCCTCCCGCACCTACTGTAATTGGTATACCTCCAACGCTTACTGGCACAGAACTTCCACCCTCAACACTTGGACCACAACTTAAAGGAGTAAAATGTCTGAAACCACCCGCACCACCTCCACCATAAGCACCTGCACCTGCTCCACCACCAATTACTAAATATTCTGTAATAGCTAAAGGTCCTGCTCCAGCTGAAACACAAAAAGTCCCTGGGCTTGTAAAAACGTGAGTTTTAAAATTACCGCAAGTAAGAACTGTTCCACCCGTTGCTGCAATGTAAGCTGGTGCTCTTTCATTAGACGTTGAATCTTGAATGTTAAGCCAACCTTGTGTGTCATCAACATATAAAAATGTAACTGATTGACCTGGAGTGTTTAAAGTTACATTCCCAGTAGATCCCCCAATTTTTTGAGATCCGTTTGGAGTTACTGTTAAATTGTTTGATGAAAAAGTTCCCGCATAATCTGCAAGTGATACTATTGCTCCAGCAGTGCCTGCTGGTAAGTTACAAGTAAAACCTCCACTTGACGTATTACAAAAAAACCCATCTCCAGACACAGCACTAAATGTTGCTGTCTTTGGAGTTGTATCCCAATCAACTGTTCCTGTTCTTCCAAATCCTGATTGAGTAGCTCCACTTGCTAAAGCAACTGTACCACCACATCTACCAATTGTAACTGCAGATCCATCTACAACAATAGGGTTACTTGCTCCTGAACCTATTGTAGTAGTTGTTCCACATTTTTTAATAATGTTAGAATCATCTGAAACTTTATTTATATTATCTACTTTTATTTTACTTGTCATAATTATTGATATTTATACCTTATTACTACAATTCCGCTACCACCTGTTCCACCTGTTACTAACACAGGATAAGGAGAAGCTCCACCTCCACCACCACCTGTATTAGCTGTTCCACTAACTCCAACAGTATTTGGTCCGGCACCACCGCCTCCACCGCCACCGTTTCCACCAGCACCTACAGTTGATGGATTTGCACCCGGTGAAGGTGTAACTCCACCACCACCTCCTCCAGCATAAGTTGCTGTGCTTCCTGTAATATTTGTTGTTGCTCCGGCTCCACCATCACCGGCTTTTGGAGTTGTTCCCGCAGTTCCTGCAGCAGTAGCACCGCCACCACCGCCCCCAGAATAAAAAGGTGTGTTAACAGGATTACCTGGAGCACCATTAGTTCCTTGTGCAGGCGATACAGAAGGTGTATTTCCTGTACCTACAACAGATGGAGCTACGGCATAACCTCCGCCACCAGATCCACCTGACATATTAGGTGCATAACAACTTGATAAGTGAGAACTACCTTGTCCACCACCCGCAGATGTTACTGTTGAAAAAATTGAATCTGAACCTTTTGTTCCCCAAGCACCATTTGAAGCTGGACCTACTCCTCCTGCTCCTACTGTAATTGGAAAAGCTGTTGCGGTAACTGTAATAGGTGTTGAACCATTTAAAGGTGATGCAGTATAACTATCAACTGGACTTCTATTTTCTCTAAAACCTCCAGCACCTGCTCCACCACCACCATTTGATGTTTGTCCAGATCCACCACCTCCTCCAGCAACTACTAGATAAGATACATTGTTATTTGCTGCAATACTAGAAGTAGAAGAAACACAAAAAGTTCCAGGGCCTGTAAATGTATGAATTTTAAAATCACCAGAGCAAGTAACTGTTCCGCCTGTAGCTGTTACAAACGTTTGTGTATTAGCGTCTGATTGTAAACCTGAGTCTGTTACTAACCAACCTTGTGTTGAATCTATAAAAACTAATGTTACAGCTTGACCTGCTATACTTAATTTTGCGTTAACAGTTGAACCACCAATCTTGTCTGAACCATTTTGCACTAATGTTACTTTATTTGAATCACTAAAAGTTCCTGCATAATCTTTAAATGCAACAATTGCTCCAGCAGTTCCTGCTGGAAGATTAACAGATATTGCTCCACTAGTTGTGTCAACAAAATAACCTTCTCCATTCGCTGCTGTAAAACCAGATGTTTTAATAGTTGTCTGCCAATCAACAGTCCCTGTTCTACCAAAACCTGTTTGACTAGCACCAGTTCCTAATTGTACAGTGGTTCCAGAACCACCAATCGTAAGGGTAGAACCACTTTGTTTATCAATTTCGTTTACTTCTACTTTAGACAATGACTAATACTCCTGTTACTGTTACAGTTCCTGGAAAAGTGACTGGACCTGCTAGAACCGCATTCTCTACAGTTTGATCACCATCAATTGTACCTGCTTGATTTTTTATAAATTCATCT